CAAATTCACGTGTACCAGATGAATATGTGCAACTTACTGTTATTTCTCGCAGTTCTACTATGTCGCCGGCTTCGAGGTTGTGGTCGCTTGCAGTGGTAACTGTAGCAAAACCTGTAACGTTATTGTAAACAAAATTAGTAATGTTTAGCAAACTACCTGAAGGTAGAGTAACTTGTCCTCCACTTACATAGGTGTGTACAATGTTGTTTTTTCCAACATAAACTTGAAAATCGTCGTTAGTTAAATTAGTATCATCTACAACAAAATCAAAGTGATATGCTGTTTTGTTAAGTTCGTCGATAACAGAACGTATAATATCTTCTTGTGCTGTGTCAAGTGTTTCTGCAGCGGTTATCAATGCCGCTGTAGAACTTGTGCCGTCTTGCGCTAAAGGATAATCTACCACATCACCTACAATATTTAAATTGGTACCATTTGTCAATGTTAAGGCACTTCCGCCATAAGTTTCACTTACTTTGAAAGTATTTGCTGTAGGGACTTCTATTACCCAATATTTACGATTTTTAACAAATCCGTTCCTTGTCACTCTAGGAGTAAAAGAGTCGCCTACTTCTAAACCATGGCCTGTTGCGTTTAGTGTATCAGTGCCTGTGATCGATTGAACTGTTATATTTGGAGCAGAATTCACGCCTCCGTTTATTATAGAAATAATGATATTAATGTTTGCTGTGGCGACATTTCTTGAAGCGGTACTACCTGATGTTCCATTTGTGAATTGAGGAACTGTAGTCTGTTCTGGACTGGGTAAATTTACATTGTTAATTACGCTGGTTACACGTGATCTGAGAAACTCATATGCATCAATAGTAGGTCCTTTTTCTGATTCAGAAACCTGCAATGTTGCACTATTACCGTCATAATATGCAAGGCCTGCTATAATAGATTGGTGATTCCCGCCGTAGGTTAAATCATATATTAAAGCATCCACTACATAACCAACATCCTGTTTACATTTTGTTCTGCTGTACAGTAGATTTGGAAAAACTCTGCCAATATATGCGGTTACTTCTTCTTTCAAAAACTCTTTATTGTTTTGGAGATTGGTTACTGCTGGTCCATACCCTGTCAGATATGTATTACTGTATCCTACTGGTTGTGCATTTTCTACTACATTTGTTAATCCTGTGCGAAAATCAATATTATTTTGTATTGCACTCACCAATGTTTTAAGTTTATATTGTTGCGGAGCATCGGCAAACGGGAATGATTGATACTGCGCTTCGATGTTTCCGGATGTAGGAGTTACTGTGTTTCCTACAATAATGTCCTGTATAACATCAGACATGTGAGACAAACTTTGAACACTGTAAAAAGCATCTTCACGAGCAGTTATTTCACTCGCAGGTCCTGCATTCATAGATCTCAGTTCATCACCTAGAATAACTGTATGCGAAGGAACAATAATAGGAAGGACTTCCCTATATGTTCCTGTTTTAACTGCTATTGTAACTTCTTCTGTGTTTGCCGATGGTATATTATCTGCACTGCCTGCAGTAATTGCATCTGTTACAATTCCAGCTAATGATTGAATTTGCTCAACTAATGTTGCCATTTATTAATAACCTCCCGTTCCGCCAGGTATCGTTGTTCCGCCTGGATAAGTTGTTGATGCGCCTGAGCCGTCGTAGCCTGTTCCTGAGAAAGGATTATTTGTATAATCAGTTTCAGCTGTAATAGTAGGATCAAAAAATTGTTCAACTATTGCAGTGGAATTGTCGCCGTTTAGCACTTGATAATTTTCTTCTGGAGCTACTTGATTTAATACATTTTCAATTAGCGTAACTCCGTAGTTAATTGCCGCAACAGTTTCTGCGGTTTGTCCTTCAATGTAACTTGCTCCTCCAGGAGTAAAGTATGATTGAGCGGCTGCTACAGTTTTTAAATTGCCGCCGTGGGTAAGATCAAACACAATTGCATCAATCAAATATCCCATATCTCTTTCGCAAATCGAGTCGTCGTAATCAAATGCACTCGAAAACGGAGCGATATCGTTTGCTATTTGATAATTCACCCATTCTACAATTTCTCTTTTTATAAATTCTCTGTTTAGTTCAATTAATCTTCTTGCGTTAGGAACTTTAATACCGTTTTCTACTTGCTCTGCGGCATATCTAATTGTTCTAAATGGCTTATCCTGTGTTAAACCATTTACTGGTGCTGGGCCATCTACACCGTCTGTAGAAACATAATACAAGTTATCTACTCTACCGAGTGTTCTCCATTCAGGCTCGGCTGTGCTACTAACTGTGAGTATCTGTCCTTCTGTGCCTACAGGAAGTCTAGTAGGACCAGAACCGCCTAAATAAACAAGATCACCAACTTCACTTAAAACCGATGTCTCGTTTCCTATTGCAATAATATCCCAATATGTGCCTGAATTATCTAAATCTGGTCTACTGTTTGCATTCCCGCCACCTTGTGGTCCAATTGTTGAATCAGCATCTTCATTTGATCTATGATTCTTTATACAGATATAGGCATTAGAGTTGTAACGTACCGCATCTCCTAAGAAATATTGTACATCATCCTGCCATTCTCCCTGCCAGCGAATACCACTGTTTAGTCGTTCCCAGAAGTTTCCGTCTGGCGGTAATGATGCAAATCTTACAGGCATTGACCCTGTATCTGTTGTTGGTGTGTATACAACACCGTCGACTTCTGTGCTTATCGTAAACTTTGTAGAACTTAGTATGCTTTTAACATAATATGTTGCACTTTCTGAACTATCGCCTGATTCAAATACATTACCGATTGTTGGATTTGTAAATCTAACAGCAGTTCCTGATACTAAATTAGAAGTATCTGCAATTGTAAAACTGTTATCAGCAGAACTTGTTTCAGTTACTAGAGCTGTTTCCGATATTGTATCAGCTGTTGCAACGTATGTGTATCCGCCTAACCGAACCACTGACCCTACTTTATAGGATTCACCAAATTCCCAATCATTTTCAAATTTAAAGCCTTCGTTAAATAAATCCCAGTTGTCTGAACTTTGTGTTGGAGTTTGGCTGCTGTGAGTTGTCTTAGAAATATATTGATATCCGCCGTAAGTTACAACATCGCCTGGCTGATAACTTGCATCGGCATTCCATTCTCTTTCAAACTCGAAACCTTTTACAAACTGGCTAAAGTTATTTGCATCTGATTCAAATGTAGCAGATTTTTCGTGATAAGCAGTTGCAATAAACAGTCCAGAACCGAATCTAATTACATCGTTTACTAATATCCGTGTTCCTACTGATAAATCGTCCCAAACACCTATATATCTAATACCGGCATTAAATTCATCCCATTTGCCTAGGTCCGCTTCAAGAGTAGCTTGAGGAGAATGCGATACGGCACATACAAACGTCTTGCCGCCGTATTTAACAAGGTCATTTTTCTTGTAAATTAAATCAGCAGGGGAAGATGTCCAATCACCTTTCCAATCAAATCCTTCAGCATAAACATCCCACTTACCTTGATCAGCTTCCAATGATAATGTTGAATCGGAGTTTGATGTGTGTGCTTGGTTGCAAATATAAAGCAAGCCGCCGTATCTAACAATATCGCCTACTTTATAAAACTCGTCAGCGGCCCACGCATCTTTCCACTCTGAACCGTCTGCAATTAAATTCCATTTTGTAGGAACTATATTAAGATCGGTGTAAAAGTCGTCATCAGCTGTATGTCCTTCCACACATATGTAAGATTTTCCACCGTATCGTATAACATCGTCAACGAAATACTCAGTACCGCCAATCCAGGTACCTTTCCATACAAATCTAATTCTACCTAATCTAAACTCTGCCATTCAAAAAACTCCGTATTAACATATTTATCCGATATCAGGTTTGGCGGTTAGGATCGTCTGCAAACGATGCATAAAATAGTTTGTTTGCAAGAATTGTTCCATTAACTTCACCTTGTCCTGTAATAATATTTCCTTCTGCATCTAATTCTTCTGGATTAGCCTGGAAGTTTAATCTTTCTGGGAATCTTGTATAAATTCCCACACTAGATCCGATTGAATCTGGGCCTATGCTGGTTGTACCAGCAACAAAATTGCTTAGTGTTAACTCTGAACCACCTACGCTCAATTGATTTTGCAAAAATGCTGCAATTGCTCTTTGCGTAGGTACAACATTATTTGAATCTTCTGTGAATAGGGGATCTGTTGAAAATTCTCTAATTACAACTCCTGAACCGCCTACTCTAATTCCGCCTAATCGTAATTCGCTTAGACCATCTAAATCAAAGAACTGGGCACTAATTGTTACAATACCAGTTGCCTGTTCTACAGCAAACAATTCACCTGCCCTGAAGTTACCGTCTTGGTCAGTAGATGCATAAAATACTCTTCCGCCATCTGTTTCGGTAACTTCGTCTTCTGGAGAAAAACGGAAAAACGCACCACTTGAGTAAATTTCTGGATAATTAGTTTCTACAAAGTTTCCGGTTCCGATATCTAAGAAGTCGTGTCCTGAAATACGACATTGTGAATATCTTTCTCTTATTCTAACTTGTGCTAAATGCTCCGGATTAACTTCTGTGCTAAATGTAGGATCTACTGTTATGGCAGATTTAAACGTACCATCCTCGTTTTGCCCTAATTCAGTCACTAATATAACCGTATAAACATCTGATAATCCGTCTATTAATAATTGAGTGCCTGGTCCAGGGTATTTAGATAACTTATCTAAAACTAAATTTTCGTTTATTGGAATAATATCAGCTACACCATTACCAGAAATATTTACAGTTGTAGATGAAGTTCTATATCCTAACCCTCTATTTTTCCAACTCGGTTGTGCAAGCACCCCGTCGCCGATGCGAGGTGTAACAAATACATCTCCAGTATTATTTGGATCAATAAATGTAAAGTTAGGAGCAGTTCTATACCCACTTCCTGGATCCAATAAATTAATTTGAATGATTCGACCACTAATCATTTCTGGTCTTACTATTGCTTTTGCACCAGTGAATACTTTTTGTGCTACATTTGATAAATCTTCGTTGATTACAATAAACATAGGATTCTTACTTTGTATAGCAGAATCGCCTAGGGTAGTGTCAGGAGCTCCATAAATTACCGCACTCCAATTTGCTTCAGATTGCATAAATCTATTTGTCCAAACAATACCGTCTGGTGAAGTTGCACAATAAGTAGTCGGACCTGTAGTTGCATCGCCGCCGATTGTCCTTCCTCCAGTGTTACACACCGCAAAGAAAATTCCATCTGCGTAGAGCACATCGGTCCACGTCATCTGAGAAGATCCGTCAGGTGATGGCATTGATGCAGGATACCAAAAATCGCCATCGAAACTATATGCTACATCGCCTTGTGAGGAAATTGCTACATATCTGTTGTTGCCCCATTCGACATTTACCCAATCTTTTTGGCTGGAGTCATCAATAACATCCATAATATGCAATTCCCAAGAAATATTATTCGTACCTGGATTGTAAGTGCCTTTAGCTGAAATATTATTACTATTAGAAACTGCTACGTAATGCCCGGCGCCATATGTTACACCTATCCATTCATTGAGAGTAGAATCAGGGGCTGTAGGTAGTGTAGTTGTAGTCCAAGTTATTCCATCTGTGCTGAAAGCTCCTGCATTTGCTGTTTTAGATACAGCAACAAACAAACCATCTCCAAATGTTAAATCCGACCATTTTTGGCTTGAAGGCATAGTTACTGCTGTCCAAGATATACCGTCTAACGAGTATGCAGCCTGATTTGAAGGATTAAATGCGCCGTCTTCGCCTTCTATTGCAACAAAACGATTATTTCCGTTTGCTATACAAATCCAATTTCCGTTACTTGGTAAAGCAGATGTTTCCCAATCATCCCCGTTATCTGAATAAGTAACGGTGTTACCTGTAGCGGCAGTAATCACAAATCTACCAGTTGGTGCAACACCCGATGGTCTAAAACCTAAAATGCTGTTAGTAGAATCATCACTTACAGAAATCACTGTGATTGTTATATCGTTATCAGGAGTTACGCCGCCTAACTCCGATCCAAGAATCCTAATAACATCTCTTTCTGCATAACCTGCGCCGCCGTCAGCTAGAGTAACGGTATAATCCTCACCTCTACGCACTACATCAAATGTTGCTGGAGTTGGAGTTAATCCGTCTTGTTCTTCTACATCTCCTGTACCTAAGCCAGCAGATACGTTAGAGTAAACTTGAGTTATTCCGCCAAATGCACCATTAGCCCAAACTGTTTGGGCACCTAATTCAATGTTAGCTGCTGAGAATCCTGGATCGTCTATTACAGGTCTGGGTTCTAAGCGATAAGTTGTACTGGTATCCATGAGTCTTATAGGCGGTGTACCTGATACAACATGATCCCATCCTGGCTGATTATCACTTTCTCTGTAAACCGTTACAACTTTAGTGATATCATTGTAGGCATTTACATAACCGTATTGCCCTGTTCCTGTACCAGACGTAATTATAACCCGTAAACCTAATATTTCTTCTTCTAATCCTTCATAACTAGATGCAAGTGTAATAGAAAATTCATCACCAGTTTGGGCGTTATTACCTATTTGAGCATAGCCGCCGCCGCCTGGAACACCAGAATCTAGTGGATTGGAAATAAATGCTCTAAAAATAGCATTGTTTCTAAAATCATCAAATTCAACGTCTGCGTTAATACCTGCGCCTAAAAATGTAGCATTTGCCTGAGAATAGTTTATTCCTGCATTTAGATATTCTAATGCCAATATTTCATCGTTTACTTCACCGGCAAATGCTTTATCTATTAGAGCTTGATTTTCGCTTTGATTGTCAATTATAGCAGTTTCATAAACTTCAGATTCGTCAAATCCAGTGGCATATGCTCCGTAATTTCCGTAAGAGCAGTTTCCGTTCGCAGACCGAATTATACCGCCGTTAGTTGCAAGATATCCTACCTGAGCATAATATGTAAACACAGATACAAGTTCTGCTCTGCCGTTATTATCTACCCATGCGCCTATACCATCGGAAATAACTTGAGTAAAATCGTTCGATACCATTGACTTGTTACCTCCATTATGGAGAGCACCGTCAATTTTTTGACCAATAGCTGCATATCCTGTTGTTGTAACACCTTGAATATACGGTGAACGAGTCATAATCCAGCAGTCTTCGTGATCAGGACCCCAACCTGGATCTAACGAACAATATGCGCCACCGGTGGGTCTTTGGAATAATTCAAATACGCCTGAAGGGTTCAGTGTACCTTCTAGTCCGCCTAAGGTGCAATCTCTTACGCCTGTTGCATCACGGCAATAGAACATGTCTTCAGTTTTTGATCCTAAAATTTGATTTCTTCTAAATCTTGCAGCAAGCAAGGTTTCATAATTTCCAGGATATTGAATGTCATGTTCAAAAGCATTTACAAATTTAAGAATATTCTCTCTTACACGTTGTTCTACAAAATTGTATGTAGGAAATTCAGCTGTCAAAAATGCAAATGCTTCTTGTGCAAAAAACTCTTTGTTTGCTTCTAGAATTCTTACAGCATTTGTTACTGCTTCTGTTGAGATTCGAGTATTAGAACCTGAAATGGCAGGAGCACTTGCACCTACTCCTAGAACAAAGAAATTTAAATATTGAGTAACCTGAGAGAATAAATCTTGAATAACATCAACCGTATCTTGATCGCTTACCACAGCAGATTGGACTGTTATAGGATTACCTAACTCATCTATTCCGGCTACTTCATCGAAAAGGTACACAGGATCAAGAATATTTGCTGGTGTTTTTACTACATTTCTTGTGATCATTAACTGGGGTATTAAACCGATTATTCGGTTTAAAACAGAAGTTTGTCTAACTAATGTAGCATTTACATTCTCTGTGGTAGGATCGTTTGGAAGAACCGTAGTTGATCTTAATTCATTGCCTTGCATAACCGTATTGTATGGTATTGAAATTGGTAAGACTTCTTTAAATTCTCCAGGCCCTACACTGATTTTTGTTGTTCCTTCAAATCCGTCATTTGCTTTCTTCGCAGCAAAAGCAATTGTTCTAAAAGGTTTAAATGGATTTATACCTTGATCAGGATCTCGATCGTCGTCTACACCTTCTTTTGCGACATAGAAAAATCTATTTGTGTTTCTCCACTTTCTATAATCAAGTTCATTTGTCGAAGAGACACGAAGCAACTCATCCTCATTGCCGATATTTACACCTTTCGGCCCTAATGTACTTCCGTCTCCTTTTATTGATCGTGTCGTACCGAAGGATAACAAGTCGGCTTGGTCAGTCAAGCCTGTTTCATCCGGAGATTGTAAAATTATGTCCCAATAAAACAATGCATTACCATTATCACCTGGAAAGTTGTCTGCCGAAGAAATATGTGCAAAGTTTGCTCTGTAAGAGGTTCCATCAAACAGGACTACATCGCCTAATTCGTAAGAAGTATTTTCTGTCCAATAACTTCTAAATTTGTCTCCTGGAATTACAACTTCCCAGTTGCTAGAGTCTAGATAATCCAGCGTAGAACCGTCACTGGAAGAGTCGTTTATTGCAATATAGAGGGTTCCGCCTCTGCGAACGACATCACCTGTTTTATAGGTTAATTCAGCTGACCAATCACCTCTAAGATTTGTGCCTTTTGACAACAATGCCCAGTCTGGACTAGGTCCAGCCAGTGCTTCGTCGCCTGGATTGCTGTTTAAATTGTTTGTTTTGGCATAATATAAAAATCCACCGTGTCTTACAACAGATCCTTGTGCATAAGCCGTGGTTGCATTCCATACCCCGCCGAATTCGTTACCAAAAAATTCTACTTCGAATTTTGTGCTATCAAACAATGTAGTTGAAGTGTGGGCCTCTACGCATCTAAAAATTGTACCGCCATTTTTTACAATATCGTTTACTGCAAATCTTCTAGACGCAATCCAATCTCCTCTGTATTCAACACCAGAAAATAACACAGTCCACTTGTTGATGTCATCTTCGAATAAAGCTTGAGAATCATGTCCTACTCTACATTTGTATACCGTACCAAAATATTTTACAACTTCTCCGACACCGTATGTTGTGGTTGGAGTCCAGTTTTCACTCCACTTATTTGCAGAAGCATATACTGTCCAATAAAAACTTTCAGTGTTGAAACTAGATGAAGTATGAGATTCGATGCATAGGTAAATTACGCCACCGAATAATGCAATGTTTCCTGGTTCATACAGTACTCCAGATTCCCATTCACCTCTCCACTCATAACCTTCTGTCATCAATAACCATGCAGGAGAAGTATTTGTGTCACCTGGATTTCTAAAGTTTACATCGGCTGCAAAGTCGGATGCTGTATGTTGTCTAACACATACCCAACTTTTTCCTCGATAGTAGACTACATCGTCTAAAATATAGTCTGTAGATGTAGACCATTCGCCTCGCCATCTATATCTAAGTCTACTAAACTTAAACTCAGCCATATGTTCCTCCTAGTTCAGTTGAATCAGCAACGGGCGGCTGTGATTCATCTGAAGATATACCTTCCGGATAATCATATCCTCTGTTAATTCTTTGCACAAATCTGCCTTCTTCGTCTATGTAATAAAAAATTGATCTGTCGTCCCATCTATATTGTGGATAGGTAATGTTAGGAAATTGATTTACATGGTTATTATCTATACCTTCAAAAAAATCAATCCCTTCTTCAAAATCTTCAAAGGTATCATCTGGTATACCTATTTTGTTTATATCTACTACATCTTGGTCTTTAAGTAGATCTATTCTTTGAAAAAATAATTCGCCGTCTTGGTTTCTTCTTAATGCATAAAAGAAACGGGTACTCTCACCTAATACCGCTTCTGGATCTCTTCCTAAATAATATGTATTTGCCATAATCCGTCCTTAAGAAATTTCGACATAACTTATTGTTGCGTCTATACTATCTTCAACATCTGATACAACCCTAATACCTGCTGTTTCAGGAAGTATAAGTTTTTCACCTTGTGTTATTGCTTTTAAACTTGTAGCAGGCGGTATAGGTATGTCTTTTACATAGTTACCTTGCGTTGAGTTTTCATCTATTACAAAAATATTTGCTACTACAAGATCATTTTCTGTCGTATTAGCAAGATTTATACCTACAACTGTAGCACGAATACCCGGCTGTATTTGAACTACATCTACAGGGGTTGTTCCTATTCCAGTTTCAACTTTTTGTCTAAAAATAGTTGGCATATTTGTTTATCCTAATGTTAAAGCAAATGTAGCCGCAATGTCATTTGCTTGAATTTCTGATACTGCACCAGAGGCACCTGCAGGGCTTGCCCACGCATTACCGTCCCATACTTCTAATGCTCTTGCATCTGTATTGTATCTTGTCATACCTACAACAGCATAGGCTGTAGGTCTAGTTTCATTCCCTCCTCTTGGAGGAACAAACCCATTATCACTATCTATCTTGAAATAACCAGTTCCTGTTTGAACTATTTGAGTAATTTGATTGTTTGCAACATTTGTAATTATGTTATCTGTAACTAAAAGGTTGCCTAGCTGGACGCCGCCGGTGCCGTTTCCGTCTAGTATAATATCCAATCCGTTATTAGCTATAATTTCATTATCTCTAAAACTGATATCACCTATATCTAATGTAGGTAAGTTTAAGTAATCTGCAAATAAATCCTGCGTGTGAATAGTAGACCAACGTGCCGTAGGACTCCCAATACTGAACGTATTTGTGGTTTCTGGAATAATATCACTCTGTATACTGGCATTAAATTCTATTGTGTCAGTGTTTTCATCACCTATTGTAATATCACCTTGAATAACAACATTACCTTGTGCTGTTACTGTTCCTGATACACCTAAATCACCGGTAATGTTTGTATTACCGATTATTTCAACAGTTCCTGTACCATTCGGTTCAATTTCGATATTTGAATTAGATACAAACGTAGAAATCTTATTTCCTTCAATTTGGAAATCGTCAATCTGCATTTTTGAATTATAAATTGCTGGATCATTTCCAGAAGGTTGGAAGCTAATTGTGTTTAAATTGCTGGCAATAGTGTTTCCAGAAATAGTGAACTCACCAACCTGTACCTCATTATCTACTACTGCTGTTGTTGCACGAGCTGTGCCAATAACGTCAAGATCCGTGGAAGGGTTAGAATTGTTAATACCAATCCGAGCATTGTTTACATCAAGATAGAGTAGGTCGTTCTCAAAAGCCAGATCAACCCCGTCACGGACGAGATTTGCTTTTAAGAGCGGACCACTAATACGACCAATCGCCATTCGCTCTCCTTACACGGGGATCCTGTCCCTCCAACCACCTTACGTTGCGGGTTGACCACAGTAAAAGATCAGCGGTTGGTCTCCGCTGACAGTAGTATTTAGTCAAAATGTAAAATTAGCCTAGGAACAAGCTATATAAGACACCTAGTTCATCCATATCATCTTGAGTTACCGGATCACCAGGTCCAATGGAAGTAATGTAGACAGTGCCGTCAAAACACTCTAGATAAAGTTCTTCTGTATTCCATCGAGTATCTCCTACTTCTGGAGTTGCAGGTCTATCAGCATTAGGGCCGCTAGGTAAAACTATTCCATTTGTATCACTAAACCTAACGTACCCAATGCCTGTATTTCTTAATTGTACTGGAGAATTTAAATTATTGTATATAACTGTGTTTTCAATATCAAAAGTTAAATCTTCAATTTCGACCTTTGGAATTTTTACGGTGTAAAGATACGCTTTACCTGATTGATTGCCTCCAGCATCGTCTTCTCTCCAAGCTCCTACAACAAGATTGGTTGAGCAAGCACCAATGCTAAATCCAAAATAATCTTGATTTGTCGTACCAAATGCATTTTCATTTTCTATTGTTTTTATAAGCTGACCAGTTATAGTATGAAATATATAAACAATACCTACGTCTGTTCCCGTTGCGTCATCTTCTTGTATAGAAGATACCATTGTGTATTCGTCAGTAACTATTATTTCTTCGCCAAATCGGTCATTATCAGCAGTTCCAAAATTATTTGGGTTTTGTAATGTATTGATTAATTCTCCTTTAGGAAATGAATAAATGTATGCAACACCTGTTTCGGTATTAGTTTCTGTATCTGCTGTGTAAGATCCTATTGCAAAATAATTTTCAGAAATAGAAACACTATTACCAAAACGATCATTATCTATGCCAAATACATCGTCTGCATTATCTACTGTTAGGTATAAACTTCCGTCAGATAAATCAAAAATATATGCTTTACCTGTATCAGTAAACCCATCTTGATCTTCTAAAAATGCACCGACTATTAAATGAGTGCTGTTTAAATCTAAACTTATACCAAATCTGTCATTCACTTCAGTATCGAATGCATTAGGATTATCGATTGTGTAGACCAATGCCCCTGTTAAATTATCAAACACATAAACAACACCGCTTAAATTGTTTTCAGGAACCGAACTGATTGCACAATAAGTTTCATTTATAGCTAAACCAAATCTTCCAAATTCGTCGCCAGTTGCAGCATCATATGCATTAGGGTTCACAAGCGTATGTAATAAATTACCGGTATCGGTATCAAAAATATATGCAACACCCGAATTACTAGATTCAAACGGAGCTGATACTATTGCATAAGATTCTGATATTGCAACTTTGAACCCGAACTCATCATTACTAGGTGTACCTGATGTGTTCGGATTATCTAGTGTATGTGCTAAAGATCCATTGCTATTATTAAAAATATAAACTTTACCTTGATCTAACCCTGTAGAATCATCTTCTCGAGGAGCACTTATGATAGTGTATGAATCACTCATTCCGACATTAAAACCAAATCTATCAAATTGGGTTGTTGAATACAAATTAGGATTATCTAGTGTTGTTGCTAACTCAAAAGAATTATAGACGCCGCTATTAGGTTTTAAGATTGTGTTATCATTTGATTGTAACTGATTAATATCACCTGTTACGCCATCTATTAATAGTTGAGACGAAATTCGTGCTCTATCCGGATTGACATTTGCAATGTTAGTCATGTCTGGAGAATATATAGCACCCCATTGTTTATCTTGACTACCTAAATTATATGTTAAATCTGCGCCGGTGGTTAAGCCTTGTTCTAATTCTGGAGTTATTCGTACTACATCTAAAGGACTATCACCAATTATAATATTTTGCGGAGTTGATAGATCACCTGAAATATTAATATCACCTGTGGTTTCTAAATCACCCTGAATATTAACATTGGTTTGTAATTCAACAGTACCGGATCCATTAGGATCAAATACAATATTGCTGTTTGCAAAACTAGAAATTTTATTATCAGTTATTTGTAAATTATCACTTATCAGTCTTTCTAGAATAATTAATGGATTTTCTCCTTGGGGAGAAATATTAATAGGACCTGTACCCGATGTAATAAAACCTGCAGCATTTATATAAACTTGATCAATTTCTGCTTGGCTTGTTGCACCTAGATTTGTGGTGCTTAAATTTGTTCTAATGTCTAAATCATAAACAGGACTGTCAGTTTTAAAACCAACTCTGCCATTGTTTATATCTAAAAATAAAATTGGATCTGCATCGAAACTGGTATTTTTAAATGCAAGGTCTATACCTTCTCTAACAAGATTATCCTGTAATAGATGACCTGCAATTCTACCAAGCTGTGCCATTAGTTAGCGAATCCAAAAAATACCGTTACAAATTTACTAAACGGAACAGGAGATGTAAATTGTAAATACCATCCGTCTGTATAAGGTGCACCCGGTCCTGATAAACTTCCGCTTACACTCTGTTCTAAAGTATAGTTAGTAGTTGGTATTTGCATTACATTTTCTACAAGCACAATTACGTTATTAGCACTTGCTGGAACATTAGCTAAAGGCCCAAAAGTAGTTTCTGTTGCATCTCCTGGACCAAATGTTTCAATTGATATTGTGGTAGCACCTGGTGCTCTTATAGTTTCCCATGCTCCTCCCACATATCCTTCTATTTCATTAGTATCAGTGTTATATCTTATGGTACCGTTAGCATCTTCTGGTTGTCTTACGCCTACTAAATCAGGTCGCTGGGCTTCAGTTCCTTTAGGAATCATTAAGCCGCCTCTTGCATCCATTACGATTCGCCCGTACGGATTAGAAAAGAATGTGTTATCAGAAGGACTGTATTTTGAAGTTGTTTGGCTCTTTAAAAATTTCATTTTAATTAACCTTAAAAGAACTTACAGTTACCGAAAGCAAACTTGCTGACGTTGTACCTACATAAATTTCATCACCTGGACTAAGAATTATTTTTTCATCACTGAAAAATACACTTTCGCCTGCTGGAACTATTAAGTCACTTACTATACGGTTAGCCGCAGAATAACTTTCTCCTGATTTTACAAGATAAACGCTGGCACTTACTGTGTTCACGCTTTCGTCTGTTAAATCAGGAGTTCCTGTGTTACACAAAACCATAGTAGTAATAGCATTTTCCTGCCCAACTATTGCACCGCCGATTGGGTCGCCTGTAGTTGTACTCGTAAAAACCAGTTCTGGCACTGTGGTTGACGTTGATGTAACTAATTTACTATATAACATGTTTTATCCTAAAATATTAAACTAAACAATAGTGCTCTGTTTTTATTAACTAATTCTGCACTTTCATCTGAATTAGAAAAGTATAATCCTGTGTCGCCTATGTCAGGCTCTTTGGCGTATAAAATAACTGCATCACTTACAAACGCAGGATCTACACCAATTTTTTCAATTTGTATACCATAATTTGTTTCGAGCTTACCAGTTCCTTGTGTTCTTATCACAATGTTTTCGTTAGTTGCACCAGCGGTGGTGATTTCGTTTCTGTTAAACTCTAAGTCTTGGAATATTACAAAGTCTTTGTAAAATTGCGTAGACAACTGACCATCTACAATTACAGATATCCCACTTTCGCCAAATGTGCTGTATCCAGTAGTATCTAATAAAAATTGCTGTGCACCTGGTACATTAACATCAGTTACAATAACACGAGTATCATCATCAACAATTTGGAATGTCGGATTATTTCTTACAGCGTCATCTACATATTTCTTATTAGGAATATCATCATCTTCTGTAACTTGATCTTCGTAATTAATAGTACCTATAACTTTTATTACACCAGTACCTTCACCGATTAAGATTAAATCACCTTCGTCGGTGGTACTGTTCGTTAATATTTCTTTAACTCTAATTTTACTATCTTCAAAATCGAAATCACCCGAATCAGCTGTTCCTTTAGCAAAATTAAATGTATCATCGTTTTCATCAAACATGATAGCGGCATTAGTAGCATTGCCTCTATCGATTTCTATACCAGCATATCGTAGACTAACACCATTACCAGTTTCCCCAAAATTTAAAACAATTGAATTATCTTCTACTTGTAAGTTTTCAGCTGATACTGTAAATGTATCACCTTCAACATTTAGGTTTCCGGTAACACGAACTTCTCCGACACCTGCACCAGTGTCGAAGAGTATGTTGCCGCCATCTGCGACTTTTATTCCAAAGTCGCCATCTGTTTGAATGAATTTACTCATACTTTCTTATCTTTGTGTATCAATATTTGCTAAGGTGAATCCGTCTCCTAGCAATTCTTGATCATTTTCACCTGCTTGTAGTGTATATGGTAAATGAATCATATTAGATGGATCATCATCTGGTTGAACAGAAACAGTTCTATTGTGCAGTTTTACTACATAATACACAGAAGAGTCGTCAAGATTATTATCAGCAACATTATCTAGTGTTACCATAATGTTAAATTGGCCTTCACCTGGCGTAGCTTTACCGACAAGTTGTAATTTTTCACTTTCTGTGCCATTTACATCTTTGATAATAAATTGTAAAGAACTTCTTTGACGATCAATGTACAAAGGATTTTCACTTCCTCCAGTAATTACACTGCCGCCTGTAAAACGAGCACTTGATACCTGAATTTTAGCCGAACCTGTTCCAATTTTTCTTTTTTGTATAGGGCGTCCCATTTGTTTCTCCTTATGTTGACGTTCTAGGTCTACGCGGTGGGTTTCCGCATAAGTCCACCACTTTTGGCGGCACACTTAGTTTATAGACAATAGTATTTATCAAAGGTTACTTTGCAAGTAGTGCCATTAGCTCAATTTTATCAATAGTAGATAGAAGATATTCAATTTGTTTAACTTCGTTTTCGGCTTTTTCTAGATATTTTTTTGAATGTGTTTGTTTATATTTTACAAGATGTTGACTGTGTAACTTAATATGATTTTCCACTGTTTTTTCTATGCGATGAATATCTTTAAGAAATAAAGGAAATCTTTTTTTATATTTTTTGATTTTACTTCGGACTTCTGCAAATTCGTCTTTCATACTTTTATTTAAGCATAAAAAAAGGGCTTTTACAAGCCCTTTTTACGTACTAAGTAGTAATGTTTTACTTATGCGAAACGTAGGTTTGCAGAAGAAACAGCTACTTTACCTAGGTAGTCAGCAGCATTACCAAGAGATGATGCTGTGTTAGTTAGTTCTACATAACCGTATCTGGTCATGAAACTAACTACTGGCTCGAAGGTAGACGGATCTAGTACAACACCGCTTGACATCAATGGAATGTATGGTGCATAGAACGCAGCTGCGTCTGATTCTGATGAACCTTTGTACCCAACAATAACATCGTCGCTTGTAGCATAGCCGTTTACGTATACACGCATCGCTGAATTCAAAGTACCGACAAACTTAGTGTTAGTTGGAGCTTCGAAAGTACCTTCTGTAGTACGAGCGAATGCTGAAGTAGTAGCTGACTGGAGTAGTGTTAGTACTGTTGGTGAAACAACAGCCCAGTTACCAGCACCACGACGTGTACGCTGTGCAATCAAGTTTGCAACACGGTTGATTTGAACTGCTAGAGCAGCGTGTTCATCACCAACAAATGTAGCAGTACCTGATACAGCAGCCTGATCATATGTCAATGCAGCTGTTCCAGCTAGAGTTGATAGAGATGCTAGGATCTCCTGATCAATTTCAGCGGTAATTTCTTGAGCAAGAGCAGCCATAATTTCTGCTTCTACATCAATACCTTGCTGTGCTTGTGCATCCTGTGCAGCTTCGAAAGTCCAACGTGCGCTGAGCTTACGAGTTTTAGCTTCTACAGTCTGCTTCAAGATTTGAATTGACATCTTGTTTCCAGCTGTACCTTCAAGAGCAGCTGTTGAAGCAGGGAATTGACCAGTAGTGGTGTCGTTTCCTGAATATCCTTCAGCAATCTTGAATGGTGATAGTGCTTCTTCACCTGCTGTTACAGAAGTACCAGCTGATGGAGAAAACGCATCCGAATAACGAACACGTAGAGTGTGGATTTGACCCACTGGACCAGTCATTGGCTGTACGCCAACCAATTCGTTTGCAATGACAGTAGGCATTACACGTCTAATAACTGGTAGAATTACACGGTTAAGTGTAGCAACGTTACCGGCGGAAGTTGAACCAGCTGTGGCACTCTCTGCAAGATACTTACGGGTATTTTCCAGAGTAGTTGCCATAACTGTCTTCTTGTTACCTTCTAGGCCTTCAAGAAGTGCGTCTTTGGTTTCCGACCAGCGTGACTCGAGTAGTTGTGACATTTTTCTATATCTCCTTAAAACTTTAATTAAAGTCCCGCAAGCCTGCGGATGTCTGTTATATCAACGACTTTGTTGTCGTCTGATGTCTGTGCCTTTATTTTATCGCCTGTTACTTCTTTGCCTTCTGTCAACGCTTCTTTTTTCTTAGGTGCTTGTCCTTCCATTACGGCTGGTAAGTACTTTTCAAAGGTTGAATGTAATTTTTCGGTTTTAACTGATTCTAAAAGTTCCTGCATAACCTCACGCTTATCGCGTGCCAACGGTCCAAGAAGTTCGTTCATAACTTCTTTACGCTTTGCAGATTCAGTGATCTTTTGAATTTCGTTTTCCCTACTTTTAACTTGTTGTTTTGCTTCAGCAACAATTTCTGCGGCTTCTACTAATTCAAGTTCTTTCTGCTTAACAACCTGCATTAATTTAGCAGTTTCGCTCTTTTCGTTGAGATAGCTTGTAGCATACTCACTGGCAAAGCTTTCAAAAATTCTACGACCAAAGTCATTTTTACGGGCTGCTTCAATGTCTTCTTTCAGCTGTGTCATTTCAGAACGCAGACCTTTCGATACTGTTTCTTCAATAATTTTAGCAGAACGCTTGACGAAGTTTTGCTTAACTTCTTCAAACTTATTCTTGCTTTCTTTAACCAAACGTACTTTGGTTTCAGCAAGATCTTTTTTGTCAGACTGGAATTCTGCGATTTCGTTCGCAAGTGAGTCTACAATAAACTGTTCTAATTTTTGGACATTTTCAGCAATACGCTTTTTATCTTCGTGAAGTTCAGCAATCTCTTTTTGTAGATTTTTAAGCATAAATGACTCAAAAGCTGCAGAATCATTCTTCATCTTTTGGACATATTTTGCTCGTGCTTCGATTAAACCTTGACGGTCTTCAGCAAATTCTCCAAGTTCTGCTTGAAGTCTATCTTCAAGCATCTTTTCAACTGCTTCTACCATTGCGGATTTATCGTGCTCGTATTTTTGAGCAAACTCTTCGCGAAGTTGTGCGCTAACTTGTTCGCGGTTTTCTTGAATCTTTGTTTGCCATGCAGATTCAATTTCCGATTTCATATCTTCGGAAATCACATCGTTTTCTAACAGTTGTTGTACAAAATCTAGCATGTGATTCTCCTTATTTGAGTCCTGAAATAATATTTTTCAGGCTCTCTGCTATATATTTTTGTGCCTTTGGATCGCCTTTAAGTTCTTTTGCTATTTGTGTTGCCTGATATCCACCTTTTGTATTCATAAGATGTTCGTAAACTGGTGTGGGGTAAGCTCCGGGAGCACTTGGTTGAGCGACAACATCAACGGTTACTATTTCGAAACCTGTTACGTTGCCGTCGCCGTCAACTTCACCTGTGCCTCTAGAACTTACTCCTAATTTACAACCCGAATTAAGCATAGTTTCAATTAACTGTCCCATCGGAGTTGGTATTATTTTAAGTTTTCCGTAGCCATTCGGGCCGTCCATCCACATTTTAGTTATAATATGACTAACACGGTCCAAATTGATCTTCAAATCTTCAGGATGATCTACCTCACCGCAGACTGAATACCCACCAGCGATTTGTTCGTTGAGCGATTCAACAGCCTTGCCAATTTCACGAGAAGAATAAACTCTTTGATTTTGATTACGAATATCGCCTTGTATGCAAATACCGTTCATGTACAAAGATTTGCCATTTTCCTCTTCTTGTCGCTCCAAGACAATCTTAGCCTGATCGAAACTCAATTGTTCTGCGAGAGTATGTCTCACCGTTGTTACTCCTTAAGATCTCTTGCTACGGAGAACGCTGTCGGTGTTGTCTGCTCCAGTTTCGTTACTGTCAGCTCCACCAGATGCTTTGTTCATCATTTTGTCAGACTTCATACCGCCTGGCTTGTTGATGTTACCCATATCCTCTTCTTTTGGCTTATCTGCTGTGCGACCTTTTTCATCTGTTTTGTCGCCTAATATGTTCGCAGTTGTTCCGCCCATATCGTTTTTCATATCGTCGACAATTGATTTTTTATTGTCAGCGTTATCTGTATTTGAAGGAGCACCTACTTTTTCAACATATTCACGCAATGAAGCAAGCTCATCTTCAAAATTTTCATCTAAGTCATCTTTTTCTTCTTCTTCGTCGTCTGCTGCTTCGTCTACAGGCTCTTCGTCGTTGTCTTCATCTTTTGATTCAAATGAAAATGCTTCTTCTGTTTCATCTTCATTATCATCTTCTGTTTCTCCGCCTTGAAGTTCGGCAAACTTAGCTTCTAGTTCACCTACAATATCTTCAAGATCTTGGAATAATTCTTCTGCTTCTTCTGGCTCTTCGTCGTCCATGGGCTCTTCATCTTCTGGATCGTCCATTTCAATTTCGTTTTCTAGATCACCAGTTTCGTCATCTGGTAAATCCATCATGTCCATATCGTCTTCTTTTACGTCTTCCTCTTCTTCGAAATCGCCTTCTTCTACTTCGATTAGGCCTTCGTAAATTTCACGAGACTTTGCAACCACATACTCGTGGAAAAGTTCTTCTGCTTTTGCTTGATCATCGTTTACAAGATGTTCTAGCATCTGTTCTAATGTTTTATCTGACATAGTTTAATCTCCTTTAATGGTTAGGCTGTGCTATTATTTACACAATTGTAATAAAAGACCCGTTAAATGGTACTTTTTTGATCCGTTTTATCTGAATATATAGTAGATCCGAATACTTCTGCCATATTTTCATAAGTGATGTGATGTAAATTTCTATAATTTGCTAATTTATCTGGAATAAATCCATCTTGTTGGATGAGTCTATAAAATTGAATATTAGGAAACTCTTTAATCACCCTATCTGTTTGATTGAGCCAATTTCCATGGAATGTTGCACTGTCAGTTGATTTTTTATAATTGTATGTATCAGCGTAAACATTGTTAAGTTTGCCCTTAATCCCTACATAATCAAATCCTAGAATATAAATGTGTTTATGACCATTAGTTGCCGCAAACCACATTGCAGTAGGTCCACTACTCCAACCTTTATGCGGTGAAAAATAATTTATTCCGGATTTAGCATTAATACCTTTATTTGGATTTGTCCAGACTTCATTATTTCTATGATAGCCTGAAGCAACAATTTCGTTAACCATTTTTACATCTACAGAAACCAAATAATGGGGAGAATATTCTCTATATTGTGCATTACATCCGTAAACTGTTCCATGTTCTTTCAATTTTTCTGGATTTATACACAAACGAGTTGTACCGTTGCCTACAATAAATGCAACGTCGATTTGTGTTTGTGTGGGTTTAAAATTTAAAATCTGTTTTCTAAGATGTTTCTTCGCCACTTGGGTTACCATACATTTGTTGTATAAATCCCAATTCTGAATCATGCTCTGCGTTGTGGGCCTCAGCTTGCAATCTTAATTGGTTTATTAATTTCAAGGTAAGTTTCGTTTTTCTGGTATCATCTTTGTTAAAAACAGAAATATCACGATTTGCAGAATATCTACGATCGTTCGAAAACGCATTTTTATCTTGGCTGAAGTCAAAAAATTCATTTAAAAGCATAGTTGTATTTATCCTTCAGTGTCTGTTGGAGATTCTGTATCACCGCCTAAAGGACTATCATCAGCTGTGTCTGTTCCTGCATCAAGATCTATGTCAGTTGCTGTAGCATCTTCTCCTGCTAGATCTGCTTCAATACCCGCAGGCGAAATTCCTGCACTTCGCATCTCTGCATCGGTGGTTTGTGAAGAGTTTAGATTACCAGCATTTTCTTCTCTCCACAATGCTTCATTTTCTGCAATTTCTTCTGGTGTTAAACCTAGATATCTTTTCATTGCGAATCTCTTGCTGAGAAACGGTATATCAGCAATCGATCCGTATAAATTTGCTCTAGTTGCATCTAATTCAGCCTGTCTATAAGCCGCAAAATTTTGTGGTGGGCTAAATTCTATATTGAATAGACTGCTATCGATATTGTAACCGTTGTGATATAACCACAATTTAAATTCGTTATCTAATACTTCAACAATCGTGCTTTGTAAACGTTCACAGTACTTATTAAAACGCAGTTCTTGAATGTATGCTGTACCCACTTTGCCATCTGCAACTGTATTAGGTTGTTCGTCAATTGATGTAGGCAGATAGCTAGATGGTATTCTTAATGCTCTGAATAATTTATTTGTAAAGTAACGTAAATCCGTAATTTCACCTAGATTAGTGCCGCCTGGCAGTGTGTCTACTTTGGATCCACGCCCTTCAGCAGTTTGCGGAAAGAAATAATCCTCATTAGTGGATAAAGGATTATAACTTGCATCAATCACTGAATTGCCGCCACCTGTGCTGCTAGGAATTCTTCTTTGTTGTATTTCATTTTTTACACGTTCAACAAATTGCATTGCCATGTGAGCGGGCATATTACCTACATCTACATAAAATATTCGTCTTTCAGGCGCTCTTTGAATTCTATAGATTATAATAGCATCCTCAAGCAATTCTTTTTGCTTATAAACTTTAAAAACTGATTCTAAAAGTGAATTACCAAAAGGATAATTGCTGTCTATGCCTTCAGATAAGCTAAGATGTAAAATATGTTTAGCGTCAACTGCGGTTTCGTTTTGGTTTTGTTGAAATCTTGTGCCTGTTGGTTGATTAACATCACCAACATAACCTCTACCAAATGCTCCACCTGATACATATGAACTTGTTCCGCTCGGTGCATTGTTCGAAGTTCCGAAGGGAGTAACCGCAACGTTTTCGACAAAATTAAAATTAAGATCTTGAACTACATATTGTTCTGGCGTTTTACCCGTGCTTTCATTAACAATAATTTTAGAAACTTTTGCAGGTTCTACATATAGCAGTTTAAAAGTTTCTGGATCTCTTATGAAAAAACAGTCGCCATACTTAAAGACATTTCTTACCATTCTAAATATACGGGTTTCAAATTCTTGAAACTTACACCATTTTACAAGCGCATCGTTAAGTAATCTAGTTTCGGTTGAAGTGGGCTTTCCGTTAAAACTGAACCTAAAAGGTGTTTTATTTTCGTTGTCTTTTTCTGTACAGAATTCTGCAAGGATATCCAATGCGGCGTTAATTTCGGAATCCATATCCATT